TGTCACAAAGACTTCCAATCAAGGAAGGCAGATCTAGATTTTTCTGTGTATCCACTTTGTGACCATTCTTCTTTTAATAAAGTAAACTTCTCACCGTAATCTATGAAATTCTGAAGTGGTTTCCAGTCGTAGAAAGCTTTTTCTAAATAATCAAGACCATTAGATAAAGGACAACATATAGATAAAACCCTAAATAAGTCCAAATCTTTTGATATATCAAATTTAACTTCTTCTTTCTTATACCATTTAGACCTAAATATTATATGAGCAGACATATATAATTCAGATTGTACTGGTTCAGAATATTGGTTCCAATACCTACCTAAAAAATAGGTAAGATCATCATCCTTCTTACAAACTATATTTATCTTAACTGACATACCATGTGATTCAGTAATAAACTTGTGTATATTAACCTCTTTCATAGTAGTAAATACAAGAACATCGTCACCACAGACGGAAATGTCCTCTCTTTCTGGTAATATAACATGATATTTGTGCTCAGTAAGTAAAGTTTCTCTTAGAGATTTTGAAGGATCAACACCATAATAGTCAGAATCTAAACGAACTCTGTAAGACAGTTGCCATAAAGTTAGATTCCACCAACTATCAAACATGTTTGTGATTAGAAGACCAGAGCATATACCTCTAGATAGTATATAAAACTTGTCTTTATAAACTAAAGGTGTCCTTTTAACATAATAACGTAAATAATCGAAAATACGTTCTTCGACAGTATTTAGATTAAGTGAGCTCTTAACAATTAAGAAAAATATATCTATAGCATAATCAGGAACAGTACTGTCGAACTTGCTATAATCTATCGAGTATAATTTTCCATCGTTAAGACCAATATAATTCCGAAGTCTACTTATAATTCTAGTGCTTATTTCAAAATTAGTTAAACCAGATGAACATATAGGTTTAAATGAGCTAGTAGATGTTTCATGATATGAATCAAGTATATTACCAAAGAAATAATTCTCTAACGCAATTATTCTTTGAGGTATAGCAAAAACATCTCTAATTTTTACTTTAACTTCACTGTTTTCTAGTTCAGAAACTGAGATTTGAAATCTTTTGAATATAACTGAAGGGTTTTCAATCAGAGGATTCTTAAAAAATTTATAGAGAGTTGGCCGTTCAAATAACTCTTTGATCCAAATCTTAGTATCGATAATACATGCAGGAAAGGTCTTCTTTCTAAACAAAGGCCAACCTGAATTAGTATTTTTTATTGATCTTTCAACTGACGATTTTTGAGATAACGTTTTATGAAAGTTCTTCTCGCCTTTAGTTCTGAACTTAGATATTCCAAGCGCTCTTGCTGCTTCAACTCCTGCTCTGATAATTGATTCAGACTCATACTTGGATAAATCCCTACATTTACGTTGAAATCTTTGAATAGTTTCGATGGTTTCTTGATGAACCTCTTGATCTGACGGGATATGGATGGTCTTGGGATAGTCGACTGAATTATGACCTCTAACTTGTTTGTAGAGATTTTCGTCGATGAAAGGGCGACCATAAGAAGAACTGTGGCGATAAGTTTTCTTAATTTTCCTTTCAATATTGTTCTTTTCTTTGGATACTTCATAATATATATCATTTAATTTTCTGTTAACTACAGACTCGATTAGCTCGTCTGTATAAGTTAGTCTTCTAAATGAAGAAGCTAAATTTTTAATGTATGATGTAAAATCATAATCAATAGCGTTGTGCATATTATAAACATTAAAAGTTCTCG